ATGTAATTATCGTGGGAGGTGCTATTTTTGTATGCGGAAAAGGTAGGTGAGTGTATGGCAAATCTAAATAGCATTGCTAAGAAGTTACAGAAAGCAATACTACAAAAAGGATTAGTTATTAAGATGGGGACAAGTCAGTTTTATTCTGTGGAGCAAAATAGACTTATCACTATGCACATTCTATCTACTAGAGTGCTAGAGCGAAAGAAAAACGGGGAATGGAAATATTATGATTATGAAATTATCCGAACAGCATCACAGATAGAGATTGTAAATTGTTTAAATGATATATGGAGGGCGGTGAAAGAATGATTGGAGAAAAGACGATAATTCCGGCAGATGTAATACCAGAGAGCGACATTGCTCCGATTATGAGAAGAGCGAACGAACTCGAAGAAGAAAACGAAAAGCTGAAAGAAAAGAATGAGTATCTGCAAAAAGAGGTAGAAGACGCAAAGGCTGTCGAAAAACGGGCACTGTGCGAAGTACAGGAGCTTATTGCAAAGAATAAGAGACTGGTAGAAGAACACAACAGGCAGAATGGAACGATACAGGCACTTAACATTGCACTGGATGTCATTACAGACAGATACAGTAACCTAAGGAAGAGACTGTGTAGAACAGGCAAGGGCGGTGAGTAGCATGGATGGATATATGGAAGAGGGTGGGTAGATGCCGAAAGGAAAAGAACTTACTCCGAAGCAGAAAGCGTTTGCCGATGAATATCTGACTGATCTGAACGGGACAAGGGCGTATAAAGAAGTCTATAGAAATGTAAAAAATGATGCGACAGCAGCAGCAGCAGCTTCGAGATTGTTAAAAAACGTTAAAGTAAAAGCCTATATTGCTGAACGAATGAAAGAGATCCAGACCGAGAAGACAGCCGACCTTGAAGAAGTCATCCGATTCTTTTCATCTGTCATGCGTGGTGAAGTGAAAGACCAGTTTGATTTAGACGCTACTATCTCCGACCGCCTGTCTGCCGGACGTGAACTAATGCGTTGGTATGAGAAAGCCGATGGAGAAGAAAAAGATACTGGTGGAATCACAATCATAAATAACATTCCGAAACCGGAGGGCGCAGATGGGGGAGATTAAGCTTACAGATGTGATAGCTCCGGCTTTTTACGGCGTACATTGGGACATCATAGATGGAAAACATACGTATTATGATTTGTCCGGTGGCCGAGGTTCGACTAAATCTTCGTTTGTCGGTACAGAGATACCACTTGGAATGATGCAAGACGCAGTAAATGGCATACATTCAAATGCGGTAGTGTTCCGAAAAGTCGGGAATACACTAAGAGAATCGGTATTTGAACAAATCGCATGGGGAATAGATGCACTTGGAGCATCGGACGAATGGACATCAAGCCTAAGTCCTATGCAATATGTGTATAAGCCGACAGGACAGAAGATAATCTTCCGTGGATTGGATAAGGCGAAAAAGACAAAATCAATAAAGATTAGCAAAGGATATTTTAAGTACCTATGGTTTGAGGAATTGGACGAATTTGCCGGAATGGAAGAGGTGCGAATGACACAACAGTCAGTTCTTCGTGGTGGCGAAAAATTCGTTGTTTTTAAATCGTTCAATCCACCGATCAGCAACAGCAACTGGGCGAATAAGTACGTATCAGAGCCGAGAACAGACAGCTTAAGGCACAAAAGCGATTATAGATCTGTTCCGGTAGAATGGCTAGGGCAACAATTCATCGATGATGCTGAGTATCTGAAAGAAACAAACCCGAGAGCTTATGAGCACGAATATCTTGGAATTCCTGTAGGACTTGGAACAAATATTTTTGAACTCTTAGAGATCAGAGAAATCACTGATGAAGAAATAAGTAGGATGCAATCTATCTACCAGGGCGAGGACTGGGGATGGTTCCCGGATCCGAAAGCGTTTTTACGTGTTGCTTATGTTCCGAACCAACAGAAAGTATACGCACTGGATGAATTGGGTGGCTGCAAAATAAGGAACAGCGAGATGGCACGACAAATCAAAGAAAAGGGATATGATGATTGCGCTATCTACTGTGGAGTGGATGAAGAAGAGAGCATTGTTGACTTCCGTGATGCCGGACTTCCGGCACGTAAGGCAATCGTGACACCGGGTAGCCGGAAGTATACGTTTGAATGGTTGCAATGCCGTACATTGGTAATTGACCCAAGACGGACACCAAGACTGTACAAAGAGGTTATAGAGTATGAGCATGAGCGAGATGGCAATGGTGAAGTGATAGCAGATTATCCGGACGGGAATGACCACTGGATTGATGCATTGAGATATGCTACTAGTCCGATATCTATGAGACGTGGACAGAGTGCGTAGGAAAAGGTGAGTAGATGGGAATTATAGACAAGATAAAGGCGGTGTGGGATAAAGTGTTTAAAGTAAACGATGCAAAAAAAATATTCGGAATAGAAACAGGGCGGTCATCTGATATGGATACTGCCCTGTCGAAGTATAAAGACATGCGATCTGGTATTCCGTATTGGTGTACCGAGAGGATAAAGCCGACAAGGTTTTCAAACGTGATTTGCCGTGAGATAGCGAACCTCACACTGTTCAATGCAGATATACAGATTACAGGAAATGATGAACTGCAAAAGAGATTTGATAGCGTAATGAACACCTTACAGGAGAAACAAGAGGAAAGCTGTGCAACCTGTGGGATGATGGTCAAGAGCAACGGTGATGATGTAGAATTTTTGGATCCGGATTACTTTCTGATTACAGACACCAACACGGATGGGGATGCGTTAGCAGCTATCTTTTTCTCATACCTCAAGAAAAATGACAAATACTACACAAAAGCTGAGTATCACAGATTTGAGGATGTCGGACTGGAACGTGTATACCATATATCCAGTAAGGCTTTTAAATCTGACAACAAAGATATGATCGGTACAGAGATCACGCTTGACAGGGTAGATGAGTGGAAAGACATTGAGCCGGAAGTATACGTACATGGGTTAGAATATCCTCTGTTCGTCTACTGGCGAAATCCTTACGCAAATGCGATTGACAAGGAATCTCCACTGACCGTTCCGGCGTTTTCGGAATGCATCGAAGAATTGAGATGGCTTGACATTGCATTAAACATGATGGGAGATGAAACGGAAGACAGTAGACATATTACTTATGTACCGCAGACAGCTATTGAATATGCAAGCAATCACTCTATTGAATTGCCGAGATTTATTCAAGGAATCGAAATGGGAACGAACGAAGACAGCGTCAAAGAGCACGTTCCAACGTTATTAGTGGCCGAGCGTGTAGCCGGTATTAACTTCTTGTTGTCCATCATCGGATACAAATGTGGATTCTCAAACGGATATTTCTCTTTCGACCAAAATCAGGGCATACAGACAGCAACACAGGTAGAATCTGACGATAGGCGTACACTGCATACCATCCAGGCATTCCGAAACATTTTGGACGGAAAGAACCATGACGGAGTATTGCACAGAATCATCTATATCCTGTATGCAGTAGGCACAGCAAACGGAACTATTCCGGTAACGAACTACCAAACGGCATGCGATTTTGAAGACCTTGTATATAACTTAGAGGATGATCGTGCACGGTGGTGGAACTATGTGGTACAGGGTAAGGTTCCGGCATGGATGTATTTTGTGAAATTCGAGGGAATGACAGAAAGCGAAGCGAAAGCAATGATTGAAGAAGCGCAGGAACAGAACAAGCCGGACAGTGGATTGTACGAAGAATAGGAAAGAGGTGAACCAAAATGGAATATCTTATCATAGACCCGTCAACAAGAAAAATTGCAGTCCCCAAAAGCGAACAACTTTTTGGAGTGTACGGAGAGGGCAATATTGAAAGAAAGTATTTCAAATGCCCTAAAATCGTAGGAGATAATGTCGACTTGTCTGACTGTTACATTTTCGTAAATTACTATACTGCAAAAGGATTGCCGGGGAAATATACCGTAAAAGATGTGAAGGTAGACGGGGAGAATATCACTTTTTCGTGGGAGTTAAAGCAACACATCTTTGACGCAAACGAGGATACATCTATATATTTTGCAGTAGAAGCGAAAAACAAAGATAAAGTAGAAGTGTTCAGAACCAGCCCGGCTACCGGAAAGACCAAAGAGACGATAGACACGGATAAAGAGATCGAAGAGACTCACGTCGATGTCATTCTTGACCTTATATCCAGAGTAGACACATTGGAGAAAAAGCCTATTTCCGAGGAGCAGATAGAGAAATCTGTAAAAAGCTATCTGGAAAAGAATCCTATAGAAGAGACGGATCCAACGGTACCAGCATGGGCAAAAGAGGAAGAAAAACCTACTTATACCGCAGAAGAAGTAGGAGCACTGCCGAGTACGACCGTGATTCCATCGAAACTTTCAGAAC